TCTGCTAGAACTGACACAGATATTTCTCGACCTGACCGGTGACGCGTTCTGGATCATGAACCTGACGCGCGGGCGCAGACCGGGCGAAATATGGCTGGTCTCGCCGCAATACATGCGCGTCGTGCCGAGCCGCGAGAAGTACATCGCCGGCTACGTCTACCAGCGCGGCACGGTCAAGACGCCATTCGAAGTTGATGAGGTCATCCACTTCCGCTATCCCAACCCCGTCCAGCTTTATCGTGGCCTGGGGCCGGTGCAGAGCATCGCCGTGGACCTGGACACGGAGACCTATGCCGCGAAGTGGAACCGTAACTTCTTCCTGAACAGCGCCAGGCCCGACGCCGTGCTGGAAAGCGAACGGCAACTCAACGATACCGAATTTGAACGGCTGAAGGAAGAGTGGCGGGTTGGGCATCAAGGCGTGGGCAGGGCGCATCGGGTCGCGATCCTGGAAGCGGGGCTTTCATACAAACAAATCTCACTGAGCCAGGAGGACATGGCGTTCATCGAGCAGCGCAAGCTCAACCGTGACACGATCCTCGGCGCTTACGGGATGCCATTGTCCATTCTGGGCATAAGTGAGAGCGTAAATCGCGCGAATGCCGAAAGTGCGGAGTATACTTATGCCCGCTGGGTCATCAAACCGCGTCTTCAGAGAGTCAAGCGCAAGTGGAACCAGGCGCTTGCCCCCATGTTTGGCAAAGACCTGCTAGTAGACTACGTTGACCCGACGCCGGAGAACCGAGACCAGGCAAGGGACGATGCAGGCAGTGGAGTCACTGGGGGTTATATGATGCTAGATGAGGCGCGGCAGCTTATGGGCCTGGATGTATTGCCGGATGGGCGGGGGCGGATATTCATGTGGTCAATGGTCAACATGCCGACTTCTATAGACAGCCTGAGTCCTCACAAGGCGGGCGCGTTGCTGGAAATGAAGACGCCAGGCATGACCGAAGAGCAGAAAGACCGCATGGGCGAGCTGTTCGTCAAGCGACTGGGGCCGAACGAACGCAAGTTCAAGCTGGCGATGCAAAAGTATTTCATTGAACAGCGTAAACGGCTAGTGACGCAACTACGGCGTAAGGGGAAGGCGGAGAAGGCCATCCCCGTGATTCCTGATGAATTCTGGGAATCCGAAGCAGCAATGTTATTGAACGTTGGCAGCCCGATTGAGAGGGCCGTATTAGTGGAAGCCGCGCTGGCAGCAATTGCAGATTATGGCCTTGACATCGCATTTGACGCGAGCGATGCGCGGCTACAGTATTGGATTGGCGAGCGGCTGCGCAAGTTCAGCACGGCAGTGACTGAGACAACCAAGGACGACATAATCAAGGCACTACTGGAGGCCGAGAGGGAGGGCGAATCAATTCCAGAGATGGTCAAGCGCCTCAAGGCATACTACGATGGCATAGAGTACAGGGCGGAGCGGACGTCTCGAACGGAGATTGTCAGTGCGTCTAACCATGGTTCATTTGCTGCGTACCTTCAGGCAGGTGTTAAATTGAAACAATGGTGGTCTGCGCAGGATGAGAGGGTTCGTGACGCACATCTAGCCGCTCACGGCCAGATCCGGCCAGTTGGCGAACCATTTGACGTGGGCGGGGAGCCGATGATGCATCCGGGCGACGGGAGTGCTGCGCAAAGCTGTAATTGCCGCTGTGTTTGCTTACCATACTTTGGATAGCGGCATGGGAAAACTGGCGGAGCGCGTGATAATATTGCGCTGTTCCAAGTGCAATCTGCCATTTGCAAAAATCCAGAATTCGTGTATAATAATCGAGAGCAGCCATCATGGTGAGAAGCACATCAATGCCGTGGCGATTGACGAACTTGTGAGAATGTGCGGCCTACAACCGCAGCCAGATTCAAACGAATAATTGATTTTATAATAGAATAACAGTGCGTCTAGTACGCCCGATTTGTGCGCCCAAGTGCGCCCACAATCGGGCGTGTTTTATTTGCGCCAAGACGGAGGTTGTGATGAGCGAAATACTTCGGAAGCAATACCTGGGCGAAATCAGGGCTATGGACCACGACACGCAGACCTTGACGATGGTTATCTCAACCGAGACCAAAGATCGGGACGGGGACATTATTGAGGCCAAGGGCTGGGAACTGGACCCATACCGAACGAATCCAGTCGTGCTGTTCGCGCACGATTATAGATCGCCGCCCGTGGCAAAGACACTAAACATCGAGGTCAAGCGCAAGAAGCTCGTGGCGGAGATGCAATTTGCACCGACGCCGTTTGGGCAGGAGCTTTGGCAGCTATATGCGGGCGGCTTCATGCGTGCGGCAAGCGTTGGCTTCGTGCCCAAGAAGTGGGTGGACATTGAGCCAGAGGAAGACGGCAGTGATGTCCAGTCTCCGTTGCAGCGAGGGGGAAGGCGCTACAAGCAACAGGAATTGCTGGAGTATTCACTCGTTCCGGTGCCCTCAAATCCTGATGCATTGGCACAGGCGCGAACTGCGGGGCTGGACACTGGCTTTGTAGAGAAAGCATTACAGGAAGGCAAGGACAAACCTGGCAAGCCTACGGAAGAGTGGTTCCAGGAGCTGATGACTGCATACGCGAAGATATTTGACACGCAAGCCAAGGAAGCGAATGATGAAGTGCCGAAGGACACGCCAGAAGAGCCAGAACCCGGGCCTGCGACAAGTTCAGATGAAGTAAAGTCAGTGATCCCCTACAAACGTACCCCGCTGGCGGCGGAAGATGAGGCATGGGATGCGGCAGCGGAAGTGCGAGAGGCAGACGTAGATGATCTTAAGGTCATGTGTACATGGTTTGACAGTGAGCAGCCCGACATCAAGTCCAGCTACAAGCTGCCTCACCACAAGGCGGCAGGTGAGCACTCCTGTGTCTGGAAGGGCGTTGTCGCTGCGATGACTGCCTTGCTAGGTGGGCGCGGAGGCGTGCAATTGCCCGCAGGCGACAGGAAGGCCGTTTATAATCATCTGAAGCGGCATTATGTAGATGATTTTGATAAGCCAGTGCCTGACTTTAAGTTCGCTGAAGGGAATGCCGACAAATACCTGCTTTTGCACTATGATGGCGAAACAGCTATGTGGGCGCCAATGCCATTTGCGCCGCCAACAATGACGAGCGATGCAGTGCCATACGTACCCGTCACTGAATCCATTGAAGTGGACTCAGTGTCCGCGCAAGCGGAATCGGGAATGGGCGAACGGCCTTTCAATCCAGCAACCATCGCTGACGAATTGGATTATATCAAAACGCTGCTACAAGAACGCACATTGCCAGAAGAGGCAAAGCCCTTGGCAAGGGAAGTGATAGAACTATTGAGTCGTGACACCGGCGACGAGACTGCCGGAGCAGATAACGTGGAAGCCGTGTTGTCCACCGAGAAGCAAAACAAACTGCGACAGGCGGCGGCACTAATGGAAGAGGTGTTGGGCCGGTCCGAATCGAAAGTGTTTGACGCGACCGAAATCGGCAGGCTCATTGCGCAGAGTTTCAAGGAAAAACTAGGAGGTAGTTAACAATGGAAGACAAGGATTTGGAGCAACTTAAGGAGATGGTCGACAACTCCGTGGCTGCGGGCTTCGAGAGCCTGGGCCTGAACGAGATTGTCAAGCGGTTCACGCCAGGCGTTGACGGCGACGAACCACCGAAAGACCCTGGGGCGTTCAAGAGCTTCGGGGACCAGATGCAGGCTGTGGTCATGGCGGCCACGCCAGGCGGAAGCGTCGATGCACGGCTGAAGGCGGCCACTGGGCTGTCCGAGGGCGTGCCGAGCGACGGTGGGTTTCTCGTGCAGCAGGACTTCGTGGAGGAGCTTCTGAGGCGCACATACGAGACTGGGATTCTCGTACCGAAGTGTCGGACAATCCCAATCAGCGCCAACAAAAATGGCCTGAAGGTCAATGCCACAGATGAAACCAGCCGGGCCACCGGTTCGCGCTGGGGCGGCATCCATGGATACTGGGCGGCCGAGGCTGCGGAGAAGACGGCAAGCAAGCCAAAGTTCAGGCAGATGGAACTGAGTCTGCAGAAGCTCATTGGCCTGTGCTATGCAACGGACGAACTGTTGCAGGACGCCACCGCGCTGGGCGAAGTGCTGATGCAGGGGTTAAGCGAGGAGTTCAACTTCCTGTTCGATGACAGCATCATCAGGGGCACCGGCGCGGGCCAGCCGTTGGGCATCCTCAATGCCAACTGCACCGTCTCGGTAGCCATCGAGACTGGGCAGGCGGCGGACACGTTCATAGCCGAGAACGTGGTGAAGATGTACGCCAGGTTGTGGTCACGCAGCAAGTCAAACGCTGTGTGGTACATCAACCAAGATGTGCTGCCGCAGCTCTTCACGATGAGCCTGGCGGTCGGCACCGGCGGCGCGCCCATGTTCATCCCAGCAGGCGGGATTTCGGGGCAACAGCCAGCTTCGCTGCTTGGGCGCCCGATTGTGGAAATCGAGCAGTGCTCGACGGTCGGCGATGTCGGTGACGTAATCCTGGCCGACCTGAGCCAGTACCTGATGATCAAGAAGGGCGGGATCGACGCGGCATCGAGCATCCACGTTCGCTTCATCTACGATGAGACGGCGTTCAGGTTCGTGCTCCGCGTGGACGGGCAGCCGATCTGGAATGCGCCATTGACGCCCTATAAGGGCAGCAATACGCTAAGTCCTTTTATCACACTCGATGAAAGGGCATAGGAGGCATAACAAATGGCAGGAGATGTATTTACAGAACGAAACCACATCGTGATGGGGCTTGATCCCGTTGCCGATGCTTTTGCTGGAACAGTCTATAGTGACGTCGTGAACATGGAAGCGTATCATCACGTCACGTTCCTAATCTACAAGGGCGTCGGCACAACCGGGACAAGCACGGTCACCGTGCAGGCATGTGACAATGTGACGCCGGACAACAGGACGGCAGTGGCATTCAAGTACCGCTACATGGCAACTACTGATACCTGGGGTGCGCTGACTGCGGCGACGACTGCGGGCTTTACCACGACTGCGGGGTCTTCTGAGATGTACGCAATCGAGGTTGACGCGCAGGACATCGTGTCTAGCGGTTATGGCTATGCTCAGATCAAGATGGTCGAAAGTGATGCCGACCCGGTCGTCGGCGCTATCGTGATCATCCTGAGCAAGGCGCGGTACGCGGAAGACGTGCACGCGACGGCAATCACGTAATAACAGTGGGGGCGGGATCTAACATCAGACCCTTGTGTCCAATTTGCGGCGAACGTTTAGTGGCAAAGCGATATGGAAAATACCGTGCAGGAAAGTATCGTTCAACCTGTCGAATATGTCGAATGACGGCTAAAGACTGAAAACGCAATTGAATAGGGATTGGGAGAAGTAGGTCCCGCTCCCACGATATGGCGGAACGACCGCCGTGAAGCGCCTACTGGGGCGCATCGAGCCAACTATAAATAGGAGGGAATACAAATGCCAGTAACAAATGTGAGATCAAAATGGTCAAGTGGAAACTTGATCTTCTACGAGTCTGTCGCTGGGAACGGCGCATCGATTCAGTTTGGCGAGGACGCATCCGGGCTTGATGTCAAGCTATTCGGGGCTACGTCTGGCAGCTATATGCTATGGGACGAGAGCGATGATAGGCTGGAGTTCACTCAGGCACGTATGTCCTTCGGTACACTGAGTTCAACGGACGAAACTGCCGGGGTCGCACTCAGTGCTAGTGTTACCAGAGTTCTCGAAGTTCACGCTTCCGACAAGGACACAGCACGGGCGGTCGGAACGATGGGGCGCTCCATCTTTGGGCGCACCATGATCTTTGCCGACAACGCTTGCGAGGACTGGGGCGTTGACGGCTTGTCGAAAGTGTCCGCCGTAGCAAAGACTGGAAACGTGAGCGCGGGTGTTGTGGGCCGCTTCGAGTCCACGGGCACCTGCTCTACGGCTACTGGTTCTGGCAATACCTTCGTTACTGGCGTGATGGGTCGGCTAGGCCTTGGCGCGAGCTTCACCATTGGGTCAAGCACCTGGGCCTGCGGCGTGTTGAGTTTCTACAATATAAGCACCACGAACAATCCCGCTACGGGCTACACCTGTGCGTTCATGAGCACAGCAAGCGACATCGCGGGCACTGGTGACTGGGACTATGGCCTGTACCTAAAAGACTGCGCTAGGGGCATCTCGTTTGACGGGGTTGTTCCCCCAGCCGCTGCTGGAAACTACGGCCAAACTCTCGACTGTACTTGGTTGAGTGTTGACCCTGGCTCTGGCGGCTCGTTCGGCGCAAAGCTGATGTTCTCTAACACCGACACTTCGGGGTACTGCCTCTATGGGCTAGGACTTCGCTGTAGGTCGGCTGCGGCAAGTGCAATCGTTGTTGGCCTGAATGTTAGTGGGTCAGCGGCGGTAGCGAGTTCGGGCCAAGTGATCGGCGGGCAGTTCTATCTTCAGAACAGTGGCTCCTATACAATTGATGGAACGTATGAGTCCACGGCCCTCTACTGCAAGAGCTGGTTGGATGCTGCTTGCGCGCCAAGTGCATCGGCGCTATGGGTTGATGATGAATCAGACACAAAGGCGACCACGCAATACATGGTGGACATCACTATGAACGG